TCAAACCCCGAGGCACTCTTCCTTCGGTGAGTTGGTGGCCGCAGGAGCGGCAACGGTGCGCGGCCGGATCGCGGCAATGCAGGCCGCCAGATCGCCTGTGACGATATGCGCCGACATCGCCAGCATCAGGTTGAGCGGCAACCCGAAGTTTTCGATCATCAGGCCCTGTGCGTCAGTGGGGTGAGGCGCACCCTCGATCACGGTCTGGCCATCGAGGCGTGAAACACGCTCAAGCAGACTTTCGCTGCTGGCCACATAGCCCCAGACCTTCTTGCCTTGAGCAAAGCCATACCCCAGTTCGAAAACAGTGCCGGAGTCTGGTTCAGCGCCACGAAACGGATTGAGGTTGGCGACGACCATCTGTGCCTTGCGAATGAGTTCCAGATTCCCTTCGCAGATTTTGCGGGGCTCAGTTTCGCAATGGTCCATGGGTGTCAGCGCCTCGAATCCGTACTGGCGACACAACTCCCGGGCTGAGTTCGCCCAGGATTCCGCATCAGGACGAAATACATCCGGGCCGGCGAGGTAGATTTTCATGATGGTGGAGAGGGTCGATGCTGGTGCATGTCTGCCAGTATGCAGGGCTCATTCACAGAGATACATCGCATCGAACTCAGGCCGCAGGGCGTTCAGTCAGGCTTTCTTTCCAATTGCCGCTATATCCAAAACTAGGCGCAGGCACTTGGTCCGAGTACCAGAAGTCCGTAAAGGGCGCCACATTCGGTGCCAGCAACCAATGCGCCTGCCCGTTGGCATCCATCGCCCACCAGCGCGCACCCTTGGGCGCCTCATTCCAATCGATCATCATCACCTCGACTGCATTGAACAAAGCGCCGATCTTATACCCGATTGATGGCGTCATTTCGCATCATGTCGACTGTCATTTCATCAGCGCCGCTTCAGCCTGCCGGCGTGCGACAAGTCCAGGCAGCACACGTCCGCCTCCGCGAACCCACCGCCCAAGCTCAGTCCCGGCCGATGACCAGTCCCGCTGATTAATTCGCCGCCTCAAGGTCGATGTCTGCAGCCGCCCAGCCCCAAGGTTGAATGTGAAATCAACAATGGCCGCAAGACGTTCACCTGACTCCGTTGCCAACACCGGACAGTAACGCATGGTTGCCCGGAGCGCCGTTTGTAGATCATGCGCCAGATACGACTCCCCCTCCTCCTCGGTAATGGGTGAGTGCTCGGGCTGGCAAAGATGTCCGAAGCCAATTGTCCAGTAGCCGGCCGGGCAGATGTACGGATAGGCCCGATGCAGATCGTGCTTCGGCACCCGATGAAACCCCTCAAACCGCTTGGCCAGATCGATCGCCGCCTGCGGTACATCGATCACGACCGTACCCGGTCAAATACGCGCCCAAGGAACCAGAAGTTCAGCACCCCGGCCCACAGCGCCTGATCCGCTTCGGTCCAGGCATGAAGGACTGCCGTGCTCCAGCCGGCACCGGCAGTCACGGCAGCCACAAACGCTGCCGTTTTGGCCGCGCAGTACAGCGCCATGAACCAGTAGGTGATTACAGGCCGCACACTAGAGGACAACGCATCAGCCCAAGCCACGCCAGTTTTCTCACCCTGCGTGCGCACGGCATCACGCAACGCCTCGATGGCTCCGGTATTCCAGGCTGCGTCAGCACTGGCCCCGATCTCCCCCATGCGCTGTGCACCTCGCAACTTCTCGAACTCCAGCGCCTTGTCCTGCATGGACAGTTCGTGACTGCGCTCGCCATTGCGGTCCATCCACTTCAGGATTTCCGGAGCCAGGCGAAACGCACCACCCAGCAGACCACCGAGTAGCGTCTCGATCATGGCGTTCCCCCGAAGACCTTGAGTTTCAGGACAGTCCCGGCCAGCAACACCATCACAAAGCCGGTCACCAGCATCTTGATGATGGTCAGGCCGGCGGTTTTCTTGGCCTCGTTGAAGGCATCGAGCAGGTTGCGCAGTTCCCGAATGTCGTGGGCAGCATCCTCGCCATCGAGACCAACCTCGTGTAGTGCATGGCGAGCCCCGCGCTCGGCGGCACGCTCAAGAATCGCCTCGAATTCATCCTGCGGCAGCGTCACCATCTTGCGCCGTTCCACTTGGGTTGCATCCATGTTTTCCGTCCTCCAGAAATGCGAAACCCGCCTCGAGGGCGGGTTCCGTGGTTGCAAAGTATTCAGTTCAGATCGCGACGCCAGCACTCCATCCGGCAACCTTGTAGGCGGACAGGACCGCTTCGTCCTCGATAAAGCAGAGCCAGCCCACTTTGGGAACGTAGTATTCCCAGGCACTCGCCACGCGAACAGCGATCTGGTTGGTCTTGCCGACCCAGACGCCAGTGGCGGCGGCCGGGATGATGTAGCGATCGCCATCGACGGGGCTGGCCGGCGGCGTGGTCAGATCCCGATCTTTGACCGAGAGCCCGACGATCGCACCGAGTCGCTTCAAATTGGTGTCCATGCTGGTGTTCCAGCCCGACTCGCCCAGCGTCCAGCCATAGGTGAGTCCAAGATTGGGATCAGTGCTTGCCATCAGGTACCTCCATAGTATTTGCCATAGTTCAGCCCGAAGCCGGCGCGATCAAAACTGCGCGTCTGCCGTTGCCAACTGGCATAGCCGTCGCGCACCGCTTCAACTTCAATCTTGAGTTTTCCGTTTAGGCGGCCCAGACCACTGTCGGTTACCTCATCGGCGACGAGATAGCTCCAGGACGTCGTGGTGATGCCGGTGACAGTTTTCCGGAGAGCGCCGCTCTCGCCATAGACCCGAATGGTGTAGGTGGTGCCAGCTTCGGGACCGATGTTGGCCTCGGACTGCGTCACCAGATACACGGTCTGCTGCATCCGGTCGCGGTAGGCCCAGGTCACAGATGCTTGACCGAGAATGACCGTCGGCCACATCACGTTGTTGATCTTCACGTTCCCCGGCGGATAAGGCCGGATCATTCGCCCGGCAAAGGTATAACTGTCCGCAGGCGCTGCCGATTCTGCCAAGCGACCGAGGCCGGTCGCCGGCAGCATTTTCACCTGCAGCGTTTCAGCAGAGAGGTACTGCTCGGTGATCAGTGCTTCCACGGCGTTGGCAAACCAAATGCGCGCTGTTGCCAGGTGTGCTGCCGGTACCGTATCGAGTACGCCCCGATCGACCGTCACCGTGCCGGCCACGAGATTGATCGCCTTGACCGCCACGATCTCGTTGTCCAGATAAGCAATGGTGTCCAGTTTCACCACGTCCAGGTCCTGGCCATTGCCAATGGCGAGTACCGTCGCCTGTTCGTCAATAGCATTGGTCACCGTTGCATTGGGCGTAAAGCCCATCGTCTCCACCTCGGCGTAGGTGGCGCTGCCCTGGCGGGTCAGCAGTTTGACGTTGAGCGAATCACCCGAGGGCCGACTGGCACAGGCGACCAGAAAGCCACCTTGCGGGTCGAGTTCGGCGCGTGCTGTAGCCGACTCACCAACCAGTCGTTTCACTACCGACCACCAAGGCGCTTCCGCCAGCCGGCGATACGGTACCGGGGCGGGTGACGTCAGCGGCGACACCCATGAGGTCGGCGTCGGGGAAACGTAGGAGGCCGATGGCAGGCCAAAGATGTCTTCCACGCATTCGATCCGTACCCGTCCATCGGTCAGCGTGCCGTAGGAGATGCGCACCACGCGCATCACCAGTTGCGCGATGCCGAACTCTGGCCAGGTGAATTTGAATACATCGCCAATGTTCAGGTTGGCGGCCTGCCGGTTGGCGATCAGCGTGGCCTTGGCCAGGGGCACCGAGAGTTGCTTGAGATCCCCGAGCGCAACACGCGATGCCAGGCTGCCATTGGCGACCCCTGGATAATCGACCGTCACCGAGGACACCACGCCGCCGGCCAGTTCCAGCGCCGCCAGGTCATGCACCGTGATGGCCCCATCCTTGTCGGTAGATCGATCGCGGTAACGCACCGTGACCTGATTGACCAGTTCCGATTCAGCCGGCCGCGAAAAACTCTCCAGTTCGAGAATGTTCGACGCATCGAGCACCAATAGGCTGGATACGGTGTAGTCGGCCCTGGCCAGTTTCAGAACGAACTTGCCGGTGCGGGGATGCACATAGAGCGTGCCATCGATATGGCGCAATACCTCGGCGATGAATTCCTCCAAGGGTTGTTCGCGATCCCACAGGATCGACAGTCCGTATTGTTCCGAGGCCAGCGTGTTGGCCGAAGTCTGGAAACTGGTCGCATCGATTTCGCTCGCCGCGTAGCCCAAGCCCCACGTGGCGTTGTTCAGGCATTCGTAGATGATGTGCGACGGGTTCGCGTCATTGTTGATGTTGCCGCCACCCAGGGCCGCCGGTGCGGGAATGCGCCGCGCTTCGACGCTCCACGGCTTGACGTAAGGATTCATGGCCGACAGCAGGCATTGCTGCGCGATGAGCGACACTACGCCCCGGAAGGCCGGGATGATGCTGCCGAGCATCTGCTGCAGGTAGCCGGAAACGGTTTCCGCTGGCCCACCCATCTTGATTTCGACGTAGCCCTGGACACCACCCTCGCGGGACTCGCCACCGAAGAGTTCGGGCGCGTTGATGTAGATCGTCTGTGAGGACGTGATGCTGCCGCTCCAGGCCGTGCGCTCGCCGACAATGATGCGCGTCACGGCATCCACCGGCCCGTGGCAGAGTGCCAGGTGCAAGCCGGCGTAATAGCGATGGCCAACGACATAGGTGGAGGAACCGCCACCGCCTTTTCCGCCGCCGCCCATTTATGCAGCCTCCTGTTGTGGCTCGAGCGGCTGTTCCATTTTGTCGGCAAGACGGCATGCCATCGCATCGCCGGTGGCGCGCAGCCAGTCGGTCGTCACACCGTTCTGGCGGAAATCATCAAAGCTCACGCCATCGCGGGGGAACCACTTGCGCAGACCCGCATTGCAGTAGCCGAAGGCCTTGGCATCGTCATGGGTCACAATCATTTCTTGCCTCCGCTCCCTGACGATTGACGAATCTCGGTGGTTTTGACGTCGCCATACCAGACCACATTGGCCTGACGGATGACGCGGGTGCCGAACAGCACAGGAATGGCTTTCCCGGATTCCGCCACCGGCACGTCGAGGTTGCCCGGCGTAGGCGCAATGGGCTTCGGCGGCTTCGGCGTAAGCAGCATGCCGATGACCGTGGTGATGACCCAGATGGCAATCTGTACCCACATGATTCAGCCCTCAGACAATCGAATCCCCGGCGAAGGGGTTCTTGACGGGAATCCAGGGAAACCCGCCGAAGTTGAGACTGTTGCCGAACTTGCTCTGGCAGGTGGCAAACGTCCGGTCACAGCCGGCAAAGGCTTCAAATGCCGAACCCACGGCAATTCCGGGCAGTACGGCCGAGAGCGTGACGGTGTCACCCGAGTGGTTGGTGATCATGCGTGGCACGCCGCCAACCCGCAGATACCCTCCGGTCAGCCAGCCGGTGGCCTGCGCGAGCAAGGCGCTGGATGTCACGTTCAGGCCGGAGAGCGCACTCACGGTGCCGGCCACCTTGTAGGCTTGGTTGTTCATTCCGCAGCCCGGATCGAACAGTGCATGGCGGCACCCGGTCTGGTAGTGGGCGCGCAAGCCCGGCCGCTTCAGAGCCGTGAAGATCGACTCGCAGCGAATCTTCGCGGTACTGCCGCTGAACACCACGGAAGCCACGCGCCCCTTCCACCAGGTGATGTACTCGGCATCACCCAGGTGATTACGAAACAACGTTACCGACACCACGCCATTGGGCCGTGCCGCCGCGAAGAGTTGAGCCACCGCAAAGTCCCGGGCGCACTCGAGGTCAATGCCGTTGCGGGCAAAATCTGGCGACTGCTCGACGGCTGAGCGGCGGATCACGGCGGGTTGGTAGCTTTCGGCCTGGTAGGTAATGACATCCCGGGCACTCGTTACCGTCCATACCTGCTGACCGAGTACGAAACGATAAAGCTCGACCGGCTGGCCAGCCGCCGCCGAGATTTCCTGTGTGGTGTAGGTCATGCTTTCACGCTCAGCATCGGGATGGAGGCTTCCACGACGCTGTCCGTCTGCCAGTTGATCTCGATCTGGTCGGCATCGAGTCGGGTTTTTTCTAGAAAGTAGATGGCAATCCAGTCCTCGGGGTTGGCGTCGAAGCCGAAGGACTGATTGATCGTCATCACTTCTTCATCACCGATAGTTCCTGCCCCGAAACTCGAGATCGTGCGGAAATACCAGGTGCCGGTCTTGTAGAGGAACGCCGCTTCGGTGCGCCCCGGCATCGGGTTGAAATAGAGTGCGTAACCGCGCGAGGCAACCGTCATCACGGTCTGGTTCGAGAGGATTTTCTTGACCGGGACGATGGAGGCTTCCCAGGTTGGGTGCCAGAACGCGGTCAAGCGGCCCTGGCGGGCAGCCAGCCATGCCTTGAAGGCGGCGACCTCGGTGCGGTTCTTGAACAGGTAGTCGAAGGAACGACGCACGAACGGTCGCGCGGCATGATCATCCACTGCCGTGATGCCTGTGTCGAAATCCAGCACTTCGGCCAGCCGCCGATAGTCACTCTCCACGTCGCGCACCCGGTTCGGGCGTGTGATCCAGACCGGGGTCGAGTTGAAGGTGGTGGTCGAGTCCTGCTTGGTGATGGCCGTGGTACCGGCGATATCGAACACCAGTCGGGCGGTGGCGATGGCGTCCGTCACCCGCGAGACCGCTTGTGTCACGCGCAGCCGCGCCGTGCGCGCCGGTGTCACAAACGCTCCCGCCGGCCA